GCTATTAACCTCAACGTTTTCATCTTTATCCTTTATTTTTATTTTCATACTTTCAATATATCAAATTATAACTATTTGTCAAGGGGTATTCTTTTCCTCATCCACGGTGGAATTTTATACCAGTCATCCTCACGTACAATCCAAGTCATCACCTTTTTACCTGATGGATATTTAATCATTTTTAATTTGGCCTTAAGTTTATTTTTTTTTATCCAGTAATAGATTGTGCCAGAATAAACCTTAAATTTGGCTTCTAGTTCTTTGATGGTGTATTTTTTGTTCATATTATTTATTAAAACCTTTACCAAAACAAACTTCCCATTTTCCATCTACTTCTTGACGATGATCCCAATAAATAAGAGGTTTTCCTTCTTCATCTACTTTAGTTTTACTAATTCTTTCTTTCATTTGAACTTTGTGTGTTGGGCAGATGTGTTTTTCATAAAAATCATCAGCAGATACATATTTTTTTTCTTCAACAGGAGATTTTAGCATTTCGTCAGCTGTGGCAATCCCCTCAACTGCACCATAGCCGGCAAATCCTAAAGCACGACCAACAGCGCTAGTTTCGGCAACTTCATAAGGACTCATTTTTTCAATAGACTTATCAGGATTAGCGGCGCTAATTCCTGTAAATATGCCTTTTTTTGTTGTTACCGTAGCCTTAATAACAACTGGCTTATCAGATAAAACTTCAGTATTTAATGATTTAAAATCTTCACCTGCCTCAATTATTCTTTCTGCTACTGTTATGTATTGTTTTCCGTGTATTTGTACTGGCATATTTTTAATAAATTAATAATTATTGTGCTGCTCTCCAACGACTAGCCTGTTCATCTAATGCATCTCTAGTTTCTTCTAAAATCATAATTTCTTCGCAAAGTTGACATATTCTTAGAGGTTTCCCTCGATGAGAATATTTAACCATCGTGTCAAATGCACGTGTTATTGAGATTGGTTTTTGACAATGATCACATTTAACCATATTAGTTAATATTAACTGCTAATGCTTGTTTATCTAACCAAAACTCTTTGTCAAAATAATTTTCTTGTACTTTGGAATTTTTTAAATCTTTATCAAACTTCTCTATCAAGTCGATTAAACGCTGATTGCCTTTAAGATGAATTGAAGTTCTAAGTCTGCCAAAAGTAACCATCATTTCCTCTTTAAGTTCTTTTTGTGTAAGCATATTTATTTAATAAATTAATAATTAATCTGAGTATACCACTTAGTAATTATTTGTCAAGGGGTATTTTAATTCCTAGCTTAGCCTTAATATTCTTTAAATATTGTTTTTTCTTTTTAGTATTAGCTCCATATTTAAGAGCTAAAACAGTTTTTAAGATATTAAAATTCATAGTTTCTTGCCATTTCATCTAAAATAGCTATTTTTTTAACTTGTAATTCGTCCCATTGTTCTTTGTTTTCTTTTGGTAAGTAAATATTTTCTCCAAAGATTACTTTTTGTTCAAAATCTAATTCTTCGTATTTTTTAAATAGTTTTTTATATTTGTTAAATTGTCTTGTCATACTATCTTTCCTCCATCACCTTGAAATATAAATTGCCAAGCAAGACCTGATGATCCACGCCTGTTCTTTCTTAATGATAAAGTTAAAATTTTTAATTCAAAATCTCTAGTTAAGAAAAATCCAAGATCACAAACTGTAGCAATTGATCCTGAACCCTTATATTCAAGTTGCGCCCCATCAATATTACGGGCAATTGAGTTTGATAATTGAGATAGTACTAAAATACAACATTTTTTCTCTTTAGCTATTTTTTGTAGCATAAGTGCAATATAAGATAGACGTTCATATTCATCCATTCCTTTAACTATAACGTTTTGGATAAAATCAATAACTATAAAATCATAATTACTTTTTTTAATTTGCTCTATTATCTTGTCAAATTCATAAATATCATCATAAAAATCCATAAAATCTTCATAACCTTGAATGATAGCTTCGGATTTAGTTTTTTGAACATATTCTCCTTGAGTCATATTTCCAGTAACTACTTTAATTGATTTTAAATCTGCTTCCTGTCCAATAAGACGAGATAAAATCATTTGATTTGTTATTTCAAGTGAAAAATAAGCCGTATTAAATCCAGATCGAGCTATGTTAAACATTATTTGAGAAGCTAAATATGACTTACCAAGTCCGGTAAATCCACCAATCACAATCATTTCTTCTCTAATAAATCCTCCATCCAAACCCATATCTAACTTATCTATTCCTGTTGGTAAGAATTCAAGGTTTTTTTTACCTTCTGCTATTTTAGTAAGTATTTCTGTTATTTTCATACAGTTTTCATTAATTTATAATTTGAAATAGGATTTTTTTTGATAGTTCCTCTTTCAATTCCCATAATAATCCAGTTTCTAAGCGACCAATAAACAGTTTTATTTTTGAATTCTTTTGAGGCTATTTTGTTTTTAATAATTTCGTGGGTTCTTTTAACAGCCTCTAAAGATACATCTAATAATAAAGATATTTCTTTTAGTTCTTCATCAGTACAAGAAGTAAGTGAGTTTTTAGAGGTGGGTATTACATTCTTATCATTCTTTACATTATTGTTTGTGGTTACTGGTTGGTTACTGGTTGGTTGTTTGTTGGTTACTGGTTGGTTACTTTGTTGGTTAATGTTCTGATATTGATTATACTTTAAGATTGTTATGACACTAAATTTATTAGTAGTTTTGATGGTTATTGTGTTGGTTACTTTTAGGCAAGTAAGGGCATATCTGGTTTGCATTTCTGTTAAACCTGCTGATGTAGCAAGTTCTTTTCTTCCAGTCAAAAATTGTCCTGGTTTAATTATTATTTCTTGTTTATTAAAAAGAAATTTATTCTCTTTATGATTGGCTTTAAGAAGTAAGCAAATAAAAAGCCAACCTATTGTAGGTTTTTTTGCAAAACTTGTTTCTAGTAATTTTCTATGTATTTTTATCCATCCCTGATTTTCCATAGTGGATTTCTCCAGTTTCTTGGTTGATAATAACTACACCTGTGCCATTGCAGGTATGACATTTTAGTTTTTTATATGTAACAGTACCCCACCCATTGCAGTTAACGCAACGATGAGGCGTAAATTTAGTTTTAGTTGTATTTATTTCGTCTTTCATAGAATACTTATAAACTCATTCAATCATTCATTTTTAATTCCCAAATATACGAGCGGTAGTTGCCGTCTCCACTTAACATTATAGTACTTGTGTTTTTTGTTTGTCAAATGATCTTTTTACCTCTTTTTCAGCTTCTTCTATCACTCTTCTCTCGTCTAAATACTCTTGTTTTTCCTCATCAGATCGTCCGTCATAGCTTGACATTAAGAAAGCGTTGATACTTGTGTTAATTTTCATATATTAATCTAAACTTTTAATATAACAATCCATGCAATCCCAGTAACTCTGTTTTTCATTCTCGGCCGGATCAAGCAGTCCCCAGATCAAATAGATTAGTTTTTTCATATTTTTAATAATTTGTAATACTTTAATAATAACCCTTTATAAATCTTTGTCAAGGGGTATTTACTATAGGAAATATTTAGAGCATAAAAATAGCCCTTATGACTATTGGATCTTGTAAAACATTCGTGAGCTATCCCATGTCATAAAGGCTACTACTCTTTCAAGGAAACTCCCTCCTTGTAAATAAGCACTTACTTCAAATGCTTAAACAAATTATTTAAGAGCAATTTAATTATTACCATTTTTTTAAGTATTGTCAATATTGACTTTTAAAAAACTAACACTATACTTTTTGTGATGGAAGACCTTAGTGAGTTGCAGTATTTCATAATGCTATTTATTAAAAGATGGGCGAATAATAAAAAAACCACTATTCCCCAAAAAAATATCATTATGTTTATGGAAGGTTGCGGAGAAAAAAGCTATAACACATTAAACGCATTAAGCTATTTGATGAAAAAAGAATATATTAGGAAAGCATATAATGAAATTAAAAACAGGACATTTTATGTTATGATTAGGAATATTTAATATGGATAATCCAGCTCAGATATTTACAATTAGAGCAATAGAGTTGATTAAGGAAGCCCAAAAAATTAAAGACGAAAAAGAATTACAAGTTAAACTCGGTCAACTAGAAGGTTTTATGACAGGAGTGTTAGAGATTTTTACGTTGGCTGAGAAAGATGAAAAAAAAGTATGACTCATGCTGGTGGCCGGCCAACAAAATATGATCCATTATTTATTCAAGCTGTAGATGATTATATAGCTACTAAGGGTAAAGAACAAACATCTCTTCCTACTAAACAAGGATTTGCTTTATATATTGGAGTTGATGATGATACTTTAGATAATTGGGCCAATGCAAAAGATGAACAAGGAAATTTAATTCGTCCAGAGTTTTTCGGCGCTTTAAAGAAATTAATGCAAACTCAAGCGGTTCAATTAATTGATGATGGTATTTATGGTGGAAAGGAAGTAAATGCAACAATTATTAAGCTTTTATTACAAAATAATCACGGTATGAAGGAGAGAACAGATCAAACTACCAACGATAAAGATTTACCAACTCCAATTTATAATGGAAAATCAACAGGATGAATTTCATATTAAAGACACCTCGGCTACCCGCAGGATATTTGATTTAAAAAAACGTATTCGGGCGGTAACTGGTGGTACTGCGGCATCAAAAACTATCTCAATTCTTATTTGGCTTATTGATTACTGTCAATCACAAAAAAATAAAGACAAACTCGCAACTGTTGTGTCAGAGTCATATCCCCATCTTGAAAAAGGAGCCATGAGGGATTTTGAAGTTATTATGAAAGACAGGGGATATTGGAAAGATAGGTTATGGAATAATACAAAACACATATACACTTTTGAAACAGGTAATAAGTTGGAGTTTATGTCAGTTGATACCTATGGGAAAGCACATGGGCCAAGACGGCATATTCTATTTGTTAATGAATGTAATAACCTTGCCTATAACATAGTAGATCAGCTTATCATAAGAACTAAAGAGGTTATCTGGCTTGACTGGAATCCTGTAGCAGAGTTTTGGTTTTATACCGACATGATGATTACTAGAGAAAAAGATTTGGATTTTATTACTTTGACTTACAAAGATAATGAAGCACTTGATCAAATAACAATTGACGAGATTGAGAGCCATCGGAACAATAAAGCATGGTGGACTGTTTACGGATTGGGACAACTAGGTCAGCTTGAGGGCAGAATATATACTAATTGGCAGATCATAAACCAAATACCCCACGAGGCACGCTTGGAAAGATATGGTCTTGATTTTGGTTATTCAAATGATCCAACAGTGATTATTGCAATCTACAGATATAATGATGGATTTATTTTAGATGAGATTACCTATCAAAAAGGACTTTCTAATAAAACAATAGCTGATATATTTATAAACCAACCAAGAGCGCTTGTAATTGCCGATAGCGCAGAACCAAAGTCGATTGACGAGATTAAAAATTATGGTGTGAATATAATAGGAGCTATAAAAGGAGCAGATAGTGTATATCAGGGTATCCAATATGTTCAAAATCAAAAAATAAGCATTACCGAACGTAGTATAAAAACAATCAAGGCATATAGGAATTATCTGTTTATAACTGATAAAGACGGTAAAGTGCTTAATGATCCAGACGATACGATACACGAATGGTCTAACTCAATGGATGCAATACGTTATGGGCTTGATAGTTTTAAACCACGACTTAACATTAAGCCGCAGACTGACTTTGGAGGCATTAAGTCGCATATTCCAGGTTTGTTGGCATAAAGATTTGCATTAAAATAGTTTTTAACTTTAGAATTTAATAATGGACTCAAACATAGATCCCGAGCTTATAATGCTAAGACTCAACAAAGAGTCTGGTTATAACTATAGGGAGCGCAGACAGGATGACTGGACAGAAAATTATACTCTTTATCGTGATAAGGTAACTGTTAATCGTCTTACCCAGCGTCAATCAGTAAATCTTCCTTTAATGAAACAGACGATCCGTACTCTTTTGAAAGACGTTGATGATATGCCGGTACTTTATTACAGTAATTTAGACAATGACAAACAAGCGGAGATATTTTTAAATGAATATTGGAAAGATGTTCTTGAGAAGAATAAAGCTGAACTAAAAGACATTGTTGATAAGCGCCAAGTATTTTTATATGGGCGTTCATTCGACCAGTGGCAGGTTATTGATGGAAAAGTAAGGTGGACGATTATTGACCCAGAGGATATTCTGGTTGACAGGTATATGGATCCGACAGATATTGACTCTTCACGTTTTCTAATCCATACACATATTTTTGTACCTTTATCAAGTCTTAAGAACAATCCTCTTTACGATCAAGGAAAGGTGGCAGAGTTAAAAAAATGGCACGCTTCAGAGCAAGGGGTTGTAAAATCAGCTTCAAATGAGGAAATGCTGAACAAAAAGAATGAAAAAATGGCTGATTTAGGTCTTTCTGATGTGAACGATCCAGTGTTAGGCGAAACTTATGTTGAATTGACAATGCACTTTACATACAGGGAAGATGAGCTTTATTTATTTGTTGAGGCAGATGACTACAATATTTTAATGAAAAAGCCTCTTGATGAGGTGATTGGAAAAACAAAAGACGATTATTGGAAAACACACTTTCCGTATAACACTTGGGCTGATGATATTGATAAACAGGATTTCTGGAGTGATGGGATAGCGGATATTGTGCGTACTCCTAATAAAGTGCTTAATGCTTGGTTCTCACAACTGGTTGAGAATAGAACATTAAGAAACTTTAACATGAATATTTATGACTCGACACTAGAGGGGTTTGTACCTCAAACATGGGAAGCTAAGGCATGGGGAATGTATGGTGTGCCGGTACCACAAGGGGGTAGGATAGATGATGTTTTTAAACAATTACCAGTTGCTGATTTATCCGAAAGTCTGGATGAGATGACTTATGTTGTGTCAATGATTGAAAAAGCAACAGGGGCAACAGCTACACAACAGGGAACACAGACTGAAAAAAGTGTAACTCTTGGTGAAGTTGAGTTAGCATTAGGTGAGGCAAAAGAACGGATTAAAGGCATGAGTAAGTTTTATACTCCTGCTTGGAAAGAGCGGGGTACTAAGTTCTTAAAACTGCTTGAGGCCGCATCCGATAAACTTGATACGATAACTATTTACAAAAAAGGACGCAATACTGACAATATGTTCAGCCGTGAGATAAGCCCTAAAGATTATCTGACTGATAAAGGTTATGCCACTAAAGTTTGGTCGCAAGATGAGAAAAATACACAGGATACTAAATCTTTGGAGAAATTAAATGTTGCAGTTGTAAATATTCCTGGAAATTCTAAACTGTTGGAAGTTTATCAACGTAAATTACTTGAATTTGCTGATTTGACACCTGATGAGGTCAATGAGATAATGGAAGTTGAGAAGCAAAAACAGCAACTGATTATGTCGGGTCAGATGATCCCACAGCAACCAGTACAGCCTGGACAACCACAATTACCAGTTAAACAACAAGTATGATAGATGAGCTTTTAAAAAAATATAATTTGAAGTATGAGGAGTTGACGCCTGATGAGCGGTCTACGTTTAGCGTAATGCTTGATGCTATTCAACAGAGTGCGTTGACAGTCGAGAAGATCAAAGACTTCATATCTTCGATGAAATATGCGGTTGAACAGGAGATTGTTAAGACTCCTGCCAATACCAATCAGGATTTCTTTTTAAAAGCACGTCTTAAAAATTATATGTTATTAGAGGCTTTCTTAATGTCGCCTGTTAAAGCCAAGAAAGCACTAGAGCAATCATTGTCTAATTTTAAAAAATAACATGCCTTTTAAATCCAAATGAGTAATCATATTCCAACAAAAACATCTTTTAAAAATGGTTATCAAAGAAGCATTGAATCAAAATTAAAACAGGCTAAGACAATGAAGGGGAGAATAAACAAATTGGCGATAGAAAAAATGAATACTCCTGAAGCAAATGCAAAAAAAAGTCATAAAGGAAGCAATCATCCGAGATGGATAAAAGATAGAACAAAATTAAAACAAAAAAGGTGTTATGCAGAAGAACAATGGTTTTTTAAGGAGATTATAAAAGAAAGGAATTTTAGATGTGAGTTAAGTAATAAAAATGGTAAACTATCGGTTCATCATATAAAACCTGTTTGGAAATATCCAGAAGAAAGATTTAATAAAAATAATTGTATAGTTATATTATTAATAATTCATAAGAAATTTCATTATTTATATGGTTCAAAAGGAGATGAATTAAATTGGTGTGAGTTTATTATAAAGAAAGAATATGAGTCCATTTAGAAGTAAAAAACAAAGAAAATGGATGTATAAGAATAAACCAGGCTTAGCTAAGAAATGGTCTAAAAAATATGGAAGTAAAATTAAAAAGAAATAATTATTAATTATATCCAAACCACGCTTAGCGTGACGGTAAATATATGAAAAAACAAACTAAAGAGGAGCTTGAGGCCTCTTTAAAAAAAACTCAAGATGAATTAGAAATTGATAAAAAGAAAGACGAAAAGGAAATAGAAGATATCAAGAAAAAAGTTGAGCCTTCTGAACCTATCCCTTCTGAACCTGCGCCATCTGAACCAGCTCCTAGCGAGCCTGTCTCTTCAGAGCCAGTTCCAAGTGAACCTGTACCAAGTCCAGATTATAAAGAAAAGTTTAGCGAGTCATCGAGGGAAGCCCAAAAAATACATGCTAAAAACAGAAAGATTAATGAAGGTGTAGCGAAAGCAGGTGAGATTAATGATGTGAGTGATGAAGAATTACAGGCTGAATATTCTGATTGGGACGTAATGAGTGAGACAGAGCGTAAGCTTGCCAAAAAGAATTTAATTAATGACAAAAGATTTGCAATTATCCAACAGACAACAGAGGAAGCAAAAAAAATTGAGAAATGGGGGGATGATGTAGATAAGTTTGTTGATGATCCGAAAACATTAATTGATAATCCAGAGTTGGAAGGAAAGCAAAAAGAATTTACTGTTTTTGCTAACGAACAATCCAATCACGCTGTACCTTTTAAAATATTAGTTGGGGCATTTTTACACGATATGGAAAGTAAAAAGAAAATAAATAAAGGCAAAATGTTTGAAACTGGATCGGGTGGTCCAAATACTAAACAGAAGCCTATATCAGACAAAATATCAGTTGATGAAGCCGCTAAATTAATGAAAAGTGATTATAAGAAATACAAAGAATTATTACTTGCGGGAAAAATAGAACAAGTAACAGAATAAAATTGCCCTTGACAAGATTTAGTATTCGTCTTTACTATTATTATTGAAGGTCTCCTAACCTCTCCATGAGACGGAAAAATACTTCATATTATTCATTTATATTAAAATTATGGCCGCTAGAGCATCAACCTTAGCACAAGGTTTTTCCCAAAAGTTGATGTTGGAGATGTACGACAAAGACCTATCTGGAGTAATCACTAATACTGATTATGAAGGTGAGATCAATGGTGTCGGTTCAAAACTCAACATTTTAAACTTTGACCGTGTTTCTGAAAAAACTTATGCAGACGCCGCATTGACTGCAGATTCATTAACGGAAAACAATGCACAATTAGTAATTAACCAGTATAAATCTTTCTATTGGAAAGAAAAGACTCTTGCAAACTGGCTTTCCTACATTAAAAATCCACATCCGACAATCGTAACTCAAGTTGCGAATGAAAGAAACAGGAATAAAGATACATTTTTATTCGGTTTTTATGGTGACGTGGCTGCAGGAAACAGGATCGGAACTGATAACTCAACTGGTACGATTTCAGTTGATGTTTCAGGAAATGTTACTGGTTCGGGATGTGCTTTTACAGCTGCAATGGTTGGAAAAGGTATCTTGATTGATGGTACATGGTATAGGATCAAATCTAGAGCTGGGGCAGATTCTATCGTTATTGAAGATGATTTGG